CTTGGGGTGCGGTATGAAAATCGCACAGAACCTTTTAATGGTGCTACAGGTGTAACACATCCCATGTTGAACGAAGCAGTTAGCCAGTTCCAAAGCCAAGCATATAAAGAATTATTACCTCCAAACGGACCAGTGCGTACACAAGTGATTGGTGATACTACCCCCGAACTGGAAAAACAGGCAGATCGTATTAAAGATTTTATGAATTACCAAATAATTCACGAGATGGATGAGTACGATTATGAGTTTGACCAAATGTTATACTACTTAGGACTATGTGGTAGTGCATTTAAAAAAGTTTATAATGACCCACAGCTAGGTAGACCAGTTAGTAAGTTTGTTATGGCTGAAGATATACTCGTACCTTTTACTGCAACTGACCTACAAAGTGCAGATCGGGTAACACATATCATAAAATACAATAAAAATGAGTTACGCAAACTACAAGTAAGTGGTTTTTACCGTGATGTTGAGGTTATGGCTGGTGAAGGTGATACAAGTGAGCTAGAACAAACAAAAGAAGAGCTATCTGGTATTGAAAAAGCAGGAGCAAATGAACAAATCACACTTTTTGAGTGCCATTGTTACTTAGATTTGGAAGATTTTCCTGATAAAGGGGCTGATGGTGAGCCTACAGGTATACAATTACCGTATATTGTGACTGTCGCTGAAGAAACAGGTGAAATTTTGTCAATTTATCGTAATTTTGATGAAAATGATCCTTTAAAACGTAAAAAACCCTACTTTGTACACTACCCATTTACTCCTGGATTAGGGTTTTATGGTAATGGTTTGATACATTTATTAGGTAATCTGTCAAGAACGGCTACCGCGAACTTACGACAGCTTATTGATGCAGGAACCTTATCTAATATGCCAGCGGGATTTAAAGCTCGTGGCTTACGTATCCGTGATGATGACCAACCATTACAACCAGGAGAATGGAGAGATGTAGATGTAGTAGGAGCTGAATTACGAAGCTCACTTATGCCTCTGCCATATAAAGAACCTAGTGGGACGTTATTCCAATTACTAGGATTTGTTGTCAATGCGGCACAAAAATTTGTTGGTACGACAGATATCGGTACAGGTAATATACAAAATACTGAGATGCCAGTTGGCACAACAGTAGCTCTTATGGAACGTGGCAGTAGAATAATGTCTGCGGTACATAAACGATTGTATAATGGATTAAAACAAGAGTTTAAGTTACTAGCAAACCTTTTTGCTATGGATCCAAGTGATTATCCATACAATGTAACAGGTAATCAGCCAGGATTAAAAGCTAGAGATTTTGACGGTCGTATAGATATTATACCAGTGGCTAATCCTAATATATTTAGTATGTCCCAACGTGTGACACTTGCACAAGAGCAACTTAAATTAGCACAAGCTAATCCACAAATGCATAACCAGTATGAAACTTTGCGTAGAATGTATACAGCACTTGGGGTTGATAATATTGAACAAATATTACCACCACCACAGCAAGCGATGCCGATGCCACCAGTGCGTGAAAATGGTATGTTGCAATTAGCTGTGATTGGTAAACAACAGTTAAAAGCTTTTCCAGAACAAAACCATGATGCACATATAGCTACGCATTTAAGTTATATGACGAGTATGATTGTTAAAGCAAATCCTGCGGCATTACAAATTTTACAAACACATATATTTGAACATATTAGTTTAAAAGCACAGGCTATTATACAACAAGAGTTGATGCGAACAGCAGAACAGGGGCAACAATTACCTCCGCAACTTGTTGAGAGCCGTATGGCAGAAATAGAAAGCCAGTTGATATCAGACTATTTACAAAAAGAAAACGAAGTGTTGGGTATGCAAAATAAAGACCCACTAGTAGATTTAAAAGCAAAAGAACTACAATTACGTGAACAAGAACAAATGCAAAATGCGATGCAAGATCAAATGGAGTTACAGTTTGATAAACAAAAAGCCGCTGAACAAGCCGCCATACAACGGGAACGTATTGGTAGTACAGAGGATATAGCACAAATGCGAGCACGTATAGCATTAGAAAGAACTAGAGGCAGAGGCTAAAGGAGATAAAAATGTCTAACAGGTTGTCACAATTAATAGATTTATTAGAAGAAGCTAAAGAGGCTGGTGATACAGATAAAATACAAGAAATAGAAACAGATATGTTTCGTGAGTTTGGATATGATGCAGAAACTGGTGTAGTAAGTAAATCTATGGGTGGTGAAGCTAAAGATATTCCAGCGATGATTGATGCTACTAGTAATAGAGCAACTAATGGTCGTATATCAAGAGGTGGAGGTGCGGCTTTACGTGGTACAAAATTTAAAGGTGTCAGGTAGTATGATACAAAAAAAGTTGCAAAAAGGTTCTGATTATAACAAATACGATCTTGACGGAGACGGTATTGTGGATGATGACGAACTTTTAGCGGCTGAAAAATTACATGAAATAGAAGCCGCTGAAAAACAAGAAGCGGCAGAATTACGTAAAATGACAGCACAAAGACGTATGGCTACGGCTGTCTTGTGTTTTATGGCTTTGTATACTTTATTAATGTTTGCACCTTTTATACCAGATGATAGGATTAAACTGCTGACAGATCTAAGTAACCTTCTTTATATTACAGGTGGTGGAATCGTTGGAGCGTACATGGCAGTTTCCGTTTGGCCTAAAAAGAATTAGGGGATATAATGTTACAAACACTTATTGGACCAGTTACAGGATTATTAGATAAATTTGTTGAAGACAAGGATCAAAAAAATGCTCTCGCGCATGAAATCGCCACAATGGCAGAAAGACATGCACAAGAGACAAAAATGGCTCAAATCGCAGTCAACCAAGAGGAAGCGAAGCACAGATCAACCTTTGTTGCTGGATGGCGTCCGTTTATCGGATGGACGTGTGGTTTCGCGCTTGCGTGGCACTTTATCATTACTCCCATTGTTTTGTTCACAACTGCTATCGCTGGTTTCCAAGTTCCTGAGTTACCTACGTTTGATATGGACTCGTTAATGACAGTCTTACTAGGTATGTTGGGTTTAGGTGGTTTACGTACTTATGAGAAAGCTAAAGGATTGACAAAATGAGTTTATATGCAAATATACATAAGCGTAGAAAAAGCGGTAAAAAGATGCGTAAAGCAGGAGATAAGGGTGCTCCCAGTGCGTCTGATTTTAAAAATGCGGCAAAAACGGCTAGAAAAAAGAAAATAAAACGTGTCTGACCTTTACATTCACGAAAAACTCCGTAATATTATAAAAGAGCGGATAGATCTAATAGACACACAACTAACAGAAGGTGTGGTAGAAGATTTTTCTATATACAAGATTCTACGTGCAAAACGCGAAGAACTTGCAAACATCGAACAGGAACTTGATGTCCTGCTAAAAAAGGTAAATTATGACTAAAACACTTTATGTGCCAAAGCACGTTATACAGTCCAAAGAAGAAAAACCACAAAAACCCGAAACACCAGCATTACACAAACTTCCTGAACCGACAGGTTGGCGAATCTTAATATTGCCTTACAAGGGTAAAAAGAAAACTGATTCTGGTGTTTATTTACCCGATCAAGTAGTAGAACGCGAAGCACTTGCCACTGTATGTGGTTATGTTTTGAAGCTTGGACCATTGGCTTATCAAGATCCGGAGAAATTTGGTACTACTGCAAATGGTCAAACAGGAGTATGGTGTAAAAAAGGTGATTGGGTGATTTTCGGCAGATATGCTGGAAGTCGTTTTAAAATAGAAGGCGGTGAAGTGCGATTATTAAATGATGATGAGATACTCGCGACAATTAAAAATCCAGAAGACATTCTGCATACATAACGGAGAGGGTTATGCCTGAAACAAAAGAAGAACAAATCGAAATAGAAATTGAAGAAGAAAATGCAGAACAGTCTGAGGCTGTATCCGCAAAAGAAGAACAAAACGATACTGTAACTGAAGAAGCACAAGCCTCTGACTCTGAGGCAAGTGAAGAGGATCTTGAGCAATATGGTGATAAAGTTAAAAAGCGCATAGAAAAATTAACTTATAAAATGCGTGAAGCCGAAAGGCGAGAAAAAGCGGCTACTGAATATGCACAGTCAGTCAAAAAACAAATGGAAGATTTAGAAAAGCGTAGTCAGAAAATAGACCAATCTTATATTACTGAGTATGATTCTAGAGTAAGTAATGAAGAAGAAAACATAAAATCACGGTTGACTCATGCTATAAATAGTGGTGATGTCAATGCTCAAATGGAAGCGCAAAAAGAATTAGCACGTTTAGCATTGGAGACAGAGCGTTTGAAAATTGCTAAAGAAGAGCTAGAACAAAGACAAAAAGCACAACCACAAGCACAACCACAGCAACAGCCACAAGCAGAGCCAGACCCTAAAGCTAAACGGTGGGCGGCTAAAAATACATGGTTTGGAGCTGATGAGCCTATGACATTGACAGCTTTTTCTATACATAAAAAATTAGTGGAACAAGAATACTACGATCCTAACAGTGATGAGTATTATACAGAACTAGACAAGCGTTTACGTATTGAATTTCCTCATAAATTTGAGGAAGAAGAGATGACACAAACACGTACAACGCGAAGTCCAGTAGCTCCTGCATCAAGAGCAAATGGCAAAACTTCTGGAAAAAAAGT